ATGAGGAAACGATTTCGGAGAGCGTGAAGCGGGTTAAGTCGCTTCTGGACAAGGCTCCTGCTAGGGAGCGTCCTGTTGACCCATCACAGGGTTCAGGCAATGTTCTTCCGTTGAACGGTGATCCACTTTTGGAGACTGTGAAGCGGATCGTCGGCGCTTGACACTCTAATTCATTAGAAAGAAGTTAAAGATATGGCAGGTTTCAATACCCCGAGCACTGTTGCGCTTACCGGGGATACCATGTTCCAGGGTTACCTGGACCCGATTATGGCGCAGGACTACTTCGCCGAGATCGAAAAAAGCTCTGTTGTTCAGCAGCTTGCCCGTCGGATTCCGTTGGGTCCGACTGGTGTTCGTATCCCGCACTGGAACGGCGATGTTCGGGCCAAGTGGGTTGGTGAGGGTGAGCAGAAGCCTGTCACCAAGGGCGACATGACCAAGCAGGATGTTGTGCCTCACAAGATCGCTACGATCTTCGCGGCAAGCTCCGAGGTTGTGCGTGCGAACCCCGCGAACTACCTGAACACCATGCGCACCAAGGTCGCTGAGGCGATTGCGATTGCGTTCGACGGTGCGGTTCTGCACGGTGTTGACAGCCCGTTCGGCAAGTGTGTTGCGGACACCGGGAAGTCCATTCAGCTTGGTGGGGCGGGTTCGACCGCGTTCGATCAACTGAATGAGGGTCTGTCGCTTCTGGTTGCTGACAAAAAGAAGTGGAACGGCACCCTGTTCGATGACATTGCTGAGCCGGTTCTGAACGCGGCTAAGGACAAGGTTGATCGCCCGCTGTTCATCGAGTCCACCTACACCGACATCAACAGCCCGTTCCGGCAGGGCCGGGTTCTGGGGCGTCCGACGTTCCTGTCGGATCACGTCACCGACCCCACCAAGCCCAACACCGATACCGGTGTTCTTGGTTTCCAGGGTGACTGGACTCAGATTGTGTGGGGCCAAATCGGCGGTCTGTCTTACGACGTTTCAGACCAGGCAACCCTGGACCTGTCCGCTAATGGTGACGGCTCCGGTTTGGTTTCGCTCTGGCAGAACAACCTCGTAGCTGTACGTGTGGAGGCCGAGTTCGGTGTCCTGGTCAACGACCCGGAAAGCTTCGTTAAGCTGACCAAGTGAGTTTGCTGGGAGGGGCGGTTGTGTTTGCCGCCCCTCCTGCATCTCCGCGAGAGGGACGTATGAAACTCAAAAACAAAGCCAACGGTGTCGAGGCTGAAGTTCCCGACACGCTGGCCGAACTACTTGTGAAGACTGGCAGTTGGGAGCCCGCTGAGGCTGCCGAACCGGTTAAGCCGGCGCGTAAGCGTGCCGCAAAGAAGCCCGCCGCTGTTGTTGAGGAACCTGTTAGCGACGAGGAGTGACGCATGGCTTACGCATCCGTTGATGATGTTGCGGTGCGTTGGTCACGCGATCTGTCCTGCGAGGAACGGGAACTTGTTTCTGTTCGCTTGGAGGATGTTGAGCGTCTGATTCGTCGCAGGGTGCCGAATCTTGATGATCGTCTCGCTGACGGTTTGATTGATGTCGAGGATTTGATTCAGGTTGAGGCTGATGCGGTGCTGCGGCTCGCCCGCAACCCCGAGGGCTATGTCAGTGAAACGGACGGTAATTACACCTACCAGTTGTCGAAAGACCTTGCTACGGGGAAGTTGATGCTGACTTCTGATGAGTGGGCGATGCTGGGTGTTTACCGGAACCGTTTGACGACTTTGGTGCCTTCGGTGTTGCTGGGTAACGGGATCACTGTGTTGGGCGAGTCGGAGGTTTAAAAAGCTTATGGCAACTGTTATTACGGTTGTGGGTGTAACAGCCCTCATCTACGAAGTTTTGGAGCGGGACTACGGTGTCCCGAAGCCCACTGGTGGTTTGGGTGGCGGTATCACCACGGGTGGTGGGTCTGGTGGTTTGACGCAGGCCCAGGTGCAGACGTTGATCAACGCTTCGATTGCGGCGATCCCGGCTGGCACTACGGATCAGGCTGCTGTCGAGGCGATCATTGAGGCGAAGCTGACTGAGTTCGGCCCGATGATCCAGGCGGCTGTTCAGTCTCAGTTCAAGGCGATGCCGAAGAGCATCCGGCTGAACACTGATGACGGCAAGGTCAGCATTGAGGGTTTGGATATTTCCGGCCCGAATAAGCCTGTGTCTTTGGACATGGAGTTGCCTGACGGTTCGTTGTCGGTGAATGGCAAGCGGGTGTTGACCGTCGATGATGCGATTGACCCGTCCGGTGTTGATACGGCTGCTGTTGAGGCTGCTTTGGCTCCGCTGAAAAACCAGATCGCCGGCCTGGAGAATCAGGTACGCATCCTGACGCAGTACATCGACCAGGAAGTCGGCACTGTGATTCAGTACGCTGATCTGGCGTTGGAGAAGAAGGCTGAGAAGTCCGCTCTGGATGATCTTTCCGATAAGTGTGAGGTCGATCTGGGCAATACCCGGCAGGCAATCAACGATGTCATTGAGTTCGTCCTGAACAATTATCTGACAAAGAGGGCTTACCAAGATTTGATGGATGCCATAAACGGGCCTAACGCTACAACCGATTCCATTCAGCAGATGTTCTGGTTGCTTAACGATGTTGTGGTGGCGTTGATTGAAGCCACTGGAATCGAAATCGACGGGAAGGTAACACCGTGACTGCAAGTAACAAAATGGCCCCGATGGTCGGAAACCATAATCGCACGGGCGATCTGACGCAGATCACCGTGCCGACCCGCGCTCTGGGCGTGCTGCCAGCCGCCGAGTGTGCCACCAGAACCGACCTGCGGGACTATGTGAAGAAGTCGGAGCTACCCGCCCATCTGGTTCCGGTTCCCGATAACGTCCGAATCCCCACACCTGTTGTTGGTGAGGGCGCTTCGCTCATCACGGCATCGAAAACGATGAACGTCAGTTATTTGCACACCCCCGGCCCGGACGACAATTTCCTGCTGGTGTTCGTGTCCTACATGATCCCGCCTATTGTTCCCGGCGGCAGTACTTGGACGATGAAAGTCACTTACGGCGGGAAAGACTGCACGTTCTTTCAGGAGTACAACAGCGCAAGCGTGGCCGCCGACCGCACTCGCGGAACCATCCGGGGCTACTGGCTGACAATCACCCCTGACCCCTCGCAGAAACCGCAGGAAGTGGTTATCACCTGCACAACGGGAACGGATTTGACCGGCAAGGACGGTGATCCGACGTATGCGTTCCGCTCTAATTCGGTGACAATGGCTAACCGTACTGCTTCCAATCATGTGGGCGGTGACAACAACGGGGCAGCTTCGATAAACGTGGGTGGTGCTGCGGGGTTCAACCGCCGCTGGATCGGATTCGTGCATGTTCCCACCACCCCTTCGCGCACTTTCGTCAACACCTTCAACGGCCCCGCACAGGTGCTGTGGGAGGTTGACGACAACGGCGGTCGGCGGGTTCTCATCTACACCACCACCGACGAGCACGCCATCTTGCACGGCGGGCAGCCGGCGAACGCCTACTCCAGTGCTCATATCACCGTGAATGCCACTGCCCCACCAAAGGTGCTGTGACTATGAAAATCAGTTACCCGGTGTTCTGATGTTGAAACTGCTTACAGCAGTAGTGGTTACTTCTGTGCTGTTCGCTTCCCCTGCGGCTGCGGACGCCTCCTCGTTTGTTAAGGAGGCCCGCGCTGCCGGGTTCACAGCACCGGAGGATGAACTGCTGCGGAACGGTTATGTGGTGTGCGCTTCGTCGGCGCAGGACGGTGTTAATGACGATCTGATCGGTAGGGGTATTCGGGCGGCGCAGCGTTGGTTGGGTCAGCCGAACGATCCGGTTAAGGATCAGAAGTTCATCGACCTGGCGCAAAAACATCTTTGTCCAAGTCAATCTCAGTAGGGGGTTGTTGTGAGTCTGCTGGATCGCGGCAACCAGTGGGTTGTGGTGTACCCGGAGGAAGTTGTTGAGGACGCTGACGGGAACATCAAAACCCAGCCTGCTAAGTGCGGGTTCCACGCCAGGGCTCGTATCCAGCCGATAGGCCAGTCCGGCACTTCTGCCCGTAGGGCTGAG